AGAGAAGACTCTGGGTGAGTTACTGGAGATGGGTTATGATGAAGATGATATCGAGATGTCCAGTAACAAACAGGATGAGGGTGGTGAGGTTAAGACTGCTCGCTTCAAGACACCACGAGAAGGCTCAGTAGATACAGAAGAGATCAGTGCTAGTAAGTACGAGAGGTTCGTAGACGTAGCAGAAGCCTATGTACGTCTATATGACCCAGAAGATAAGAAGGTTAAGCTCTATAAGGTATTCCAGATTGGACGTAAGTGCATGGACTTTGAGGAAGTAGATAGATGTCCTATGATATCCCTCTCTCCTATTATGGTTCCACATAAGTACAGTGGCCTAGCAGTAGCTGACCTAGTACGGGATATCCAAGAGATCCGTAGTAACATCATGCGTCAGATGCTGGATAACCTAGCACTACAGAACGCTGGTAGGTACACAGCAGTAGAAGGACAAGTTAACCTCCAAGATTTGATTGATAATAAGATTGGTGGAGTTGTAAGGCAGAAGGTTCCGGGTGCTGTGACTAGGTTGGATACACCTGACCTCTCTCAGTTCACTATGCCAGTTCTTGAGAACCTTGATGTACAGAAGGAGAACCGTACTGGTGTCTCCCGTATGACACAAGGCTTAGATGAGAACTCCCTGAATAGCCACCAGACCGTAGGCGCAGTTACCACAATGATGTCTGCTGCTCAGGGTAAGATCTTACTCATTGCAAGGAACTTCGCTGAGACAGGAGTTAAGGATCTGTTCCTTGAGTTATATAACCAGATTAGGGAGTTCCAGACTACACCAGATATACTCCCAGTTGCTGGTAGGTTCGCTGTAGTTAATCCACCTGAATGGCAGGATCGCTATGACGTACACGTAACAGTTGGCATAGGTAACGGTAACAAAGACCAACAACTCATGCACCTCAATAACATAGGGCAGATGATTAGTGGACTACAACAGACGAAGTATGGCTACTTGATTACAGCAGATAATGCATTCAACCTAGCTAGTGAGTTCATTAAGAACTCAGGATATATTAACCCAACTAAGTTCATTAGTAATCCAGCTACAGTAGAAGAGCCACCTCCTCCTCCTAATCCTGATTTGATTAATGCACAATCAAATGCAGAGCTTAGAGACAAACAAGGTGGTAAGCTCCAAGCAGATGCTATATTGGGCACTCAGAAGCACAATTGGGAGAAGAAAGTTAACGCAGCAGAGGTATCTCTTGAGGCAACTCAGGAGCGACCCGCTGGAATAGGAACAGGTAAATAAGGAATAGAAGTGAATACAATTCAAACCGGACAACGATCAGATGAACTTCTGAACGACCCAGTAATACAGACAGCACTAGAGCTAGTAGAAACCACACTCATTAATGAATGGAAATCAGCTCAGTCAACTGAAGTAAGAGAAGAATTATGGTACACTCTTCAGGGTCAGACGAGGTTCAAACATACACTACAAGTTGCCATTGATAATGGTAAGTTTGAATCAGGCCAACAGGAGTCGTAAGATGAGAGAACCACAAGAACACAGTATAGAACATGCCGTATCCCAAATACAGAAAGGAAGAGAGGAATCTCCACCCCCTACTGTAGAACCGGAGGTTGAGGAACAGGAAACTGTCCTCGAATCAGAGACTGAAGTAGAGACCGAACAGGAGACTGAAGAGGAAACTACTGAGGAAACTGAGGGGGATAACCCCGACCAAGAGTCAGAAGAAGAAACTGAAGTTGAGGAAGAAGTAGAAGAGGAAGAAGAGACACCCTACTATGCTGTCAAGATTGATGGTGATGAGTACGAGGTAAGTCTGGACGAACTCCAAAGCGGATACCAGAGACAGAAGGATTACACTAAGAAGACTCAAGTGTTAGCAGATCAGAGGAAGGCTACAGAAGCCCAGTCAAGTGAGCTAACCAAGCAGCACGAAGACTTTCTTAAGAATGCTCAGATCGTAGATGAGATGTTGAACCGAGACCTTAAGAAGTTTGAGAAGGTAGATTGGGAAGGACTCAAAGAGTCAGATCCAGTTGCCTACGTGCAGAAACAGATTGAAGTTCAGGAGGTACGCCAGCAGAAGGCCGACTTAACCGCGCAAGCGCAGGCAGTATATGAACACAATCAGAGGACACAAGCAGATGATCGTGCTAAGCACATGGAGTTACAACGTAAGGAAGCGTTGAATCTCTTTCCAGAATGGAAGTCTGCTGAGAAAGCAAATGCCAACCAGACCGAGATAATCACATATGCACGGAGCATGGGTTATACCGATATGGAGCTAGCTAACTTAGTCAATGCTAAAGACCTCTTAATCCTAGATAAGGCCAGAAGGTACGACACTTTACAAAGCACCAAACAAGGAATCACCAAGAAGAAGAAACCAGTTATTCGTAAGATGGTTAAATCTAAAGGTGTAGCTCCTAAAGGTACTAATGTAAAGAAGAAGTCTCAGGTTTTACAAGGGAATCTCCGTAAATCCGGTTCGTTACAGGACGCTGCTGCGCTATTGTATCAGCGTTCACAAAACAAAGGGAAATAAACAATGAGTACTACAGCTACATTTGATACCTATCTTTCAGAAGGTATCCGAGAAGACCTCACTGATGTTATTTATAACATCGCTCCTACCGATACGCCGTTCGTTAGCAATGTTGGTAGTGGCTCATCTGAAGGCACATATCATGAATGGCAGAAAGATACGCTAGCAGCCCCGGAAGATTCTCCTGTGGCGGAAGGTGCTGATGCTGCACCTGCTGCTGTTATCCCCACCGTTCGGTTGGGTAACTACTGCCAGATCCAAGAGAAATCATTCGTGATCTCTGGTTCTGATCAGAAGGCTAACAACGCTGGTCGTGGTGTAGAGATGGCATACCAAGAAGCTAAGAAAGGTCTGGAACTCCGTAAGGATATTGAATTTGCTTGCGTGAATTCAAACAAAGGATCATCTCTTGGTGCTGGTAATGCTGGTGGTTCACCTTCAGCTCGTATCACTGGTACAGTTAAAGCTTGGATTGCAACTAACACCGATCTTGGTGCTAACGAAGGTGCTGATCCAACTGGGGATGGTACTGATGGACGTACTGATGAGACTACGCTTCTGCGTACCTTCACTGAGGGTCTCTTGACTAACGTCATTGATAGTATCTACCTCAACGGTGGTACTCCTGATATGATCATGGCTCCCACACAACAGAAGAGGATTCTTTCCACTTCGTTCCGTGGTTCTGCTGATGAGAATAAGATGGATGCTAGTGCTAAGAAGATCATCAATGCAGTGGACTTCTATGAGACCGACTATGGAACTCTTTCCGTAGTACCTAACCGCTATATGCGTCAGCGCGAAGTATACGTGCTTGATTCTGATATGTGGTCAGTGGACTATTACCGTCCGTTCTTCACCCATGATCTCGCTAAGACAGGCGATAATGAGAAGAAGCAGATGTTGGTAGAATGGACTCTTACCTCGAAAGAGGAAGCAAGTTCTGGTGGTATCTTCGATTTGACTTCGGTCTAATCAACTGGGGGTGAAAGCCCCCTTTTATTTATCCGTGTGTAGCTCAGTTTGGTAGAGCACTCGGTTTGGAACTGAGGGGTCGCTGGTTCAAGTCCAGCCACACTGACCAATGCCTGAATAGCTCAATTGGTAGAGCGTCTGTTTTGTAATCAGAAGGTCGTGGGTTCGATCCCTACTTCAGGCTCCAATAGGATTATAATGGCTTTAGAAATACTCAAGGACTACGCAGATGAGAAGCTTATATTTAAGTCTTCTGAAGATGTGGGTTCAGTAATAGATGCTAATAAAGCAGAGTTCAATCAAGGTATTGACCTCTCCTTTGGTAGAAAGTACGCATCAGTACCAACAATAGTACTGGATGCTTGGATAAGAGAGGGTATTGATTATCGTAAGATAGGCAAAGACCCAGAGATGGCTAAGAAGTTCAGGGCTAAGTTAGCAGATCCTGAATGGAGAGCTTTTAGAACACACAGTGGGAACTTATAAATGGCTGATACCCGTGGATCAATACGTGATACCATTAAAGAATGGAGTCAACGAAAGAACATATCAGATGAATCTATCAATAGGTTCATAGAGTTAGCCATGAGCCGAGCTAACAGGATGCTTCGTATACCACCCTTTGAAGCATATACTACACCAACCGTATCAACTAATGGGTACTTCGATATCCCATCTGATTACATTGAGGCTAAAGAAGTCTCTGTAGAGATACAAGGTAATAAGGTAATACTGGAACGCAAGTCAATTAACGAAGTAGATTATAAATATACTCGCTCAGGAGGTGATCCTTGTATCTTTGGTAGGATAGGGAACCAGTTCAGGATAGCACCGTGGGGTCTAGAGGATACCACAGTAGGTATGTATTACTTCAATGTCCTACCAGCAATGGTAGATGATAGTCAAGAGAACTGGTTCACTAACTACGCCCCCGAGATATTGATCTATGGTGGTATGGCTGAACTAGCTAAGTACACAAGAGATGACGAAGGTGCAGCCCGTTGGGGTTCACAGTTCGTAGAGGCAGTTAACATTATACAAGGGGTTGAGGACAGAGCTGAATGGCGTGGATCTTCAATTGGTATATCAATTAGTGGGAGTTATTAATGTCGGGTTTCTTTGAGGGAGGAGAGGGGAACGTAGTAACCCCTCATACGTTAGACGATCACACAGGTGTTAACATCGTTGCAGGCGCAGTTAGTGATGGTGATGTCTTAACATATAGTGATACTGGGGAGGTGTGGGTTGCTGCTGCTCCCACTGGTGGCGGTGGCGGTAGTGGGGCTGAACTCCTAGATGAACTCCTAGACGTAGATGCACCAACCCCAACAGATGGATATGCTCTCACTTGGGTAGCTGCTAACAGTGCTTGGGAACCAGTTCTAGCTGGAGCTGGAGCACCCATCAACCTAAATGATGTTCTGGATGTAACAATAACTACAGCATCTAATGGAGATAGGCTTGAGTACAGTGGTGGTAATTGGATTAATGTAAGTGGTTCTGTTACTACAGAGAACCCCGTAACAATAGGTAGTGGTGCTGATGCTACAGACTCTGGTCTTATCTTAGATGCTGGTTCAGTAGCAGGTGATGTAAGTTCTGTCTCCTTTAGACAAAATGGTGTAGAATTCTTCAACCTAGCAGGGGATGATGAAGATAACATATCCTTCAATAACTCACAATATCAGTTCCTCTTTCATAGGTTCGGTACACTAGAAATACCCAACGCTATAATCTATGATATGACAGGAGGTCTTTCTAAGGGTCTTCGTTGGGAAGATGGTGTCTTTACTACAGCTACCCTATACGCTAGTAATGTAACTGGGATGCGTATCGGTATTGAAGACTTTGATATAACCCTTTCAACCAAGACTGATGAAACAGATTGGGTCTTTAAACCAGATGGTAAGTTACATGCTCCTTCTTTTATCTACACACATGCTGATAAACTTGTTGGTGGTGGTATAACTATAGAAGATAATGTTAACGCAGGTAACTGGTATAGCCTTACTTCTGTGGCTAGTTCAGGAGAGAATAGTGCAGATGCGGTTTTAGTTATAACACCACAATGGATAGATGAGAACGATGTAGTTCAAGACAACGGTGGTGAGGTTATCATCCAAGCTGCATCCAATGGTGGAACTAAGTATAACTTCTATTTCCAGAACAACGGAGACTTAAGAATACCTAAGGAGATCAGGTGTCAAGGTACAGGTACTAGCACCTTCAGTGGAGCTATTAGTGGTACTGCCCTATCTCTCTCTAGTTCTATTACAGCAACACAAGTAACACTAGGTGGTACGGGTACTAACACGTTCTCGGGTGCTATCTCAGGAACAAGTATAACACTCTCCGCAGGCATTAATATGTTCGGGGGTCTTACTTGTGGTGCTATAAATGCTGCTAGGATAGACGGTGATGATATTGTAGCTAGTGGTGCTCTTGCGTCTAACAACTTAAGTGCAGGTGCTGTGTACAGTGACGGTTTTGGTATCTTATCAAACACACCACCAGCAGTAGTAGTTCTTGCTGAACAAAGTATACTTGATAGACTTGCAGCTCTAGAAGCTCAGGTTGTTTTACTAGGAGGAACCATATAATGGCTGAGTACCAAGCAACAGATATCTTTTCACTTGAAGATCATAGACCAGAAAAAACAGAAACTAAGTCTCTTGGAGATGATGCTATTAGGGAGATTAAGAAAGTCCTTAAAACTTGCTTCCCTAATTCAGATAGTGGAGACACATATGAGGGTACACTCTCTCAACTTACAGATCTTGCTATTAATAATACAATACCCAGAGATACAGTTGTAGCGTGGTCTCCCGCTAATCTACTCGGATTGCCTGAAGGCCCGTTGGGTTGGACTATCTGTGATGGTAGAGCACGTAGGACTGGTGGTGGTTTCGCTCCTGACCTACGTAGCCAGCTAATCATAGGTGCTGGTGATCTCGATGAAACAGATCCGTTAGTGCCTGCACTGAATCACCGTGGTGGTTTCCGAGAAACAGATATCAGGGATCTATACACAGGTGACCCCATTGAGTTCCAGACACAAGGTCATAAACTCTTAACCTCAGAGTTGCCTTCTCATGAACATAAGATGTTTGTTAATGAAACATCTGTTAGTAAACCAGTTCCCGGAGGTGGAGATGCTGTGGCTCTGGGCGGTAGTGTAGGTGGAGCTAATAACTACGTTATGCAGGAATCTTCTTCTCCTACTTCAGACAAACCTGTAAATGGTAGAACTAGTACAGCAGGTACTAATGTTGCCCATACCCACACCTTTACAATAACGGATCAAGGGGATGTTACAGGCTCTAACACTCCGCCTTACGAGGCTTTACTCTTCATCATCAAGGATTAAGATGGCTTACCAGAACACAGAGATAAAGAAACCCTCTGGAC